GTATGCGAATGAATAACGGAACATTATTTGTTCAAGAAATGCACATTGAATGGAAATCGGTATCTCCAGTTTACTTCAAGAAGATGCCTAAGACTGCTACTCAAATGCAGTTTAGCGAGACAGATTACATTATCAAAGAATTAGATACTAAAGACTACGAAAGTAAAAAAGAATGGCATGATCAGCAAGTAGCTAAAGGTAAATATGAGATTATAGTAAAGTATAAAGAAGTACTTTGGGAGATGACTCGTATTGGTGGATTAAGAGAATTAGATGTAGAGTGCCGACCTTCTTTATTCCAAATGAGAAGCGTGGATGACCCAAGTAGAATTACAGCAAGTTCTTATACTGGCTTCCTTTGCCAAACAGTTGATGGAATAAGAATATCTTTAATGAATGAATTAGAGAACTTATCTAATCAATTTGATATTGTAATGTATAAGATTAATAGTGATATTATACGTTCAAAAGGTAAGGCATTAGGATTCAACTTAGCGGCTTTACATAAAAATTCAACAGCAGAGAAAACATTAGCAGAGCTATTTAATGCAGGTATTATATTTTATGATACTTCGGCAAGTGGTAATATGCACGGTAGAGATGTTAGTTTAAATAACATGATTACCGAAGCTGATTTGGGATTAAGCAGTTCGTTTCCTGCATTAGTTAACCAGGCATCTGTTATTTTAGATATGATGAATAATGTAACTGGTATTAATGAGAATAGAAGTGGACAAATACAAGCGAGTGAAACTGCGGCTAATAACAGTTCGGCTATTCAAAGTTCTCGTACTATAACTGCGGCATTCGATTACGGATTCAATTTATACATCAAGAAAGTATTAACTAAAGTAGTTGAGAGTGCTAAAATAACTTGGGCTTTCTTTAAGATAGAGAAAGCAGAGCAAATTTTAGGAGCTGGTAAATGGAAATATTTACAGGTTACTCAAGAATTAGGTTATAGAGATTATGGAGTTCATATACAAGATGGTGGAAAATATGCTCAAGTAAGACAGTTTATGCAAGGTTTAATGGAAGCTTCTTTAAATGCTAAAGAAATGCGTCCAGAAGATGCTTTGAAATTCATGTTATCAGAAACTTTTGCAGAGCAAAAAGCTGTATTAGAAAACTCTTGGGCTAAGATTAAAGAACTTGAAGGCCAGGCACAGCAAGCTAATATCCAAAACCAACAACAAATGCAGCAAGCTCAATTAGCTACTCAAATAGAAATCGCTAATGCGGATCGTGAGGACCGTCAATTAAACGAGAAGGATAATATTATATTACAAGGCGATACTGATATTCGCGTGAATCAAAGTAAGATGTCTGACCAGGTTATTGTTAATCAACATAAAATTGAGTCTGAAAATCTAAACAATGAATTAATTTAATATATTTGAACAAAAATACAAACAATGATAGAAACTAACACAGCTACAGAAAATATCCAGCGAGAGGCTGCGATTGTAGCCAAGCCAAATTTAGATGCGTTGTCTTCGGCAGATTTTCCAGAATACGCAGGAATCATACCAGAACAACCTAAAGTAGAAGAAGTAAAGAAAGAAGAACCTATTGATGCTGATGCTCCTGCTGAAATTAAATTAGAAGAAGAGAAAAAACCAGTAGTTGAAGAGGTAAAGGTTGAGGAGAAGAAAGAAGAGGAATTAGTTTTAGAAGGTGTTAAGCCTTTAGAATTAACTTTAGAAACTACCGAACCAGAAGAAGGTTCTTGGTTAGCGGTTGCGAAAGCTAAAGGATTAGAAATTACAGAAGATTCTGTAGAGGCTTACGATGAGGCTATAATCAAACCTTACGTTGAGAAGTTAGAGGCTATTCAAACTAAAAAAGTTGAAGAGTATTTGACGGATGTTGACCCTAAGATTAGAATGCAAATCGAACTTAATAAAGCAGGTTTATCTTTCGAAGAGATAAACGCTCCTTTAGAAAACATTGCAAAGTTCTTATCTTTAGATGACACAGCATTATACAGAGAAGACTTATTAGCTCGTTATAGTAAAGCAGCGCCAGAGTGGATTGATGCAGAAGTTGAAAAGGCTGTTGAAAGTGGACAAGTTTCACACGAGGCAACAAGAATACGTTTAGAATTAGATGCTGTTAAAGCAAATATTGATGAAGAACGTAATCAAATTATTGAGAAATATAAGGCAAACAAGGATAATTTTTTAACATCACAAAGGAATGAAGAGGTTGCATCTGTAACAAAAGCGATGAATGATATGTCATCACTTATGGGTAAAACTATTCCAGAGGATATTAGAAAACAGCTTGGGGTTAACTATAGTAAAGGAGAGTACGACCAATTACTGAAAGACCCACAGGCAATAGCTGAGTTTATCGCATATAAAAAGCTAGGACAACAAATCACTAAAAATATTGAAACCGAGAGTTTTAATAAAGGTAAGTTGGAGCAAGCAAAAAAACTGCATAACACACCACCGGTAACAACTGGAGGAGCAGGGTCACAATTAGCAACAAAAACAGGAGACGGAAATTTAGACAACTTAACAGCAGCCGATTTTGGTATGTAAATCTTTTTTGAAGGCGTAAACTTAAAAACTTAAACCTTAAAAAAATAAACAATTATGGGATCATTAAATCCAGGACAAGCAAGAATTGTCAACGGTACTTTCGGTAGCGACTGTACAGCAGAAACAGACTTGATTAAAAATCAAGTATTAAAACCGTTTGTTAAACCTTTAATGCAAAAGGTAGATAGACGTCAATTAACAACATTATTAACATCAGGCGCTTTAAACGACTATGGTATTAATTTGAATGTACCAGAGAAATTTGCTAAACCACGTAAAGGTGATGTAGTAGGTAATTCTTCTATTCAATTTGGTATTATGGGTAGTTTATTGTTAAGCTCTGTAGTAGTAGCTCAACAAGGTTCTTCTAACGCAGATGGTTCATTCCAATTAATCATGGCTGACAGAAAACTTTACAAAGGACAAACAGCAGTATTTGGTAACGCAAGTTATTACCAAGCATTAGTTACTGTTGAGCCTACTCAAGTAGCAGCAGGATGGTTATATTCATTCAAAAACGTACAAGGTGAAGTGTTTGTATATGCTACTCATGCAGCAGCAAATTCAACTGGAACTATTACTGTACGTGCAATGCACACTAACTATGGCGAAGCTTCTGAAAGAGGTTATTCTCGTAGCGTATTCCCAGACAAGTTTATCTTAGATATGACTATTCAACGTAAAACTGTATCTATTACAGGTGACGCAGCGAATGATGTTGTATGGTATGAGATGATGGGCGCTAATGGTCCAGCTAAAGGTTGGAAATACGAAGCATTACGTCAAGCAGAAGCAGTATTCTCTTTAGAGAATGAGTTTGCTAAAATCTTCGGTATCTCTTCTATGAAAAACCCTGATGGAACACGTAAAGTAGTTTCTGATATTATCGACTCTGATACTGGAAACGGTATTACAGCAGGTGACGGTTTAGTAGAACAAATTTCTGGTGGTAATCAGATTATGGGTTCTGGTGTTAACGGTGAGGTTACTGAAGATGATATTATTGACGCGTTTGAGTTAATGATTCAAAAAACTGATTCTGTTGATAGTAAAGTTAACTTAGTATTCTTCACAGGTACTCCAGGTTGGTTTAACTTCCAAAAGAAAGCAAGACGTATCATTACGGCTAACAATGGTAAATTATTCCAATCTGTAAAAGGTGGAGAAGATGTAGAAGTAGGATTTAACTTTACTAAAATTAATTTTGGTGGTAGTTCTATGACTTGTATCGTTCACCCTATTTTAGATGACCAATTAACATTCCAGGCTTTAGGTCGTGACGGTAAATCATTAATGGGAAGTACTTATTTCGGTGGTGACATTGGAACTAAGAATGTACCTAACATGGAAATCATTGCTAAAGGAGCTTACGGTGGAGACCGTTCTGATGTAATGGCTGAGTTAAATGGTATGACTGGATTACCAGGACAAGTAGTAACTCAAAAAGACGCTCATACATACGCTATGTTAAAACAAGATATGTTAGCTATCTACAATACACGCTCTTGGATTATCTTAAAGCCAACAGCTTAATATTGATTAATATTATAATAAAATCCCCTAGCATTAATTTGTTAGGGGATTTTTAGTTTTATTTACATAATATAATATCTATATTTTCTTGGCTACAAGCTATTAATTCATCTTCTCTGTATTTCTCCCATGAAATATTTTTATTTCCATATTTATCTATGCTATGTCCAATTTCCCAGATAAATTCACCTTCTTTCTTATAATCATGCTTGTATTTTTTCATAGCAACAATGTTTCTTGTGTGGTAAAAAACTTGAGTTCCAGCGTAACAAGTCTCAGTTCTAACTTCCATAATTTCTAGGCAAGTTATAGTATCACTATCTCGATTATCGAATTTGTGCTGAACTAAATTGTTGATGTCAAATTTTGATTCTAATTTCATTTTTTTATATTTTTTATTGGTTAATAATAGACTTATACTACACTAATCTAAAAAGGTTACATTTTGTTTCAAACTTGCAACAAAATACTTTATATTTACCGAAACAATTTAAAAACAAAGAAATGAGTATTTTCAGTTCAGCGTCCAAGAAGGTAGTAAGCGAGAAGCTTGTGAAAGGACACGATTACATTGAGGTATTAGATGGAAATCAAGTACCAAGAAACTACATTAACTTAGATAATACTAAGTGGTGTAAACAAGAAGGAATAATGGAGTTCGAGCCATTAAAGAGTGCCAAAGGAATAGCCGGCAGCTTTAAACACGAGAACGAAATTAGATTTAAAACAGTATTCGATAAAGCTACGGGCTGTACATGGGGAATACCTGTGGAGATAGACCCAGAGACTAAAGAATGGAGACATGAAACTATTATCGTAAGAGGTAGTATGGTTTTAGATTTATCAATTAAACAACAAGCTATGTGGGCTGCGTGTATTAAGAATAGTACTTTCTGCGAAGGAAGTCCTAATTTAGTAGGTAAACCATCGTACAAAGTTTATGATAAAGCTAAAGTTGCCGAGAACAAGATTAAAGAGATTTCATTTAGAAGACAAGCTGAAGACATTATCTTTGGTTTAGACAGAGAAGGGATGAAAGAAGTAGCTTTAATGATTGGTGTAAACATTGCAGCTAATACTAATCCTAATATGCTAGAGGCAGAGGTTCATAGAGTAATGAACTTAAATCCTAAAGAATTTGTTTCATCTTACAAAGATCCAAACAGACCTTATGTATCTATTTTTAACAAAGCGGTATCTTTAGGTGTAATCACTAAAACAGCTATGCAAGAGTATTTATATGGTGGACAACCTATCGGACACAGTAAAGAAGCTGCTATTAAGTATTTAGTAGATAATAACAATACAGCTACAACTATTGATTTAAAGTGTAAAGAAATTGACGCTGAATCAAATCGTTCATTAGCTATTGTTGAGCCTACTCGCGAAGAGATTGTTGAAGAAGTTGAAGAAAAAGAGTTCAATCCTGCTGATTATGTAGCGCCTTTCGGTGGAGACAAGAAAGTAGATGATGAAGAAATGGTTTCATTAAAAGCTAGAGCGAAAGCTGCTGGTGTAAAAGGAACTCATTTAACTACATGGACTAAAGAATCTTTAACTAAGAAATTAGAAGAAGTAGAACAGAAATAACCACTAAACACAAAAATAAAAGCCTCTAACTTAATCGCTAGAGGCTTTTTTATGTTTATTCTTTGTCGTAATATTTATAAACTTCTTCAAGTTGTTTAGGGTCTTTTAAATACATTTCCCAATCATCAGGCGCAACCTCTTCATCTATTACATCAATGTAGAAAGTTTTTGGTTCAAAAGGGAAAGATTTAATGTACATTTTTCTGCTTATCATTAAATCTCTATTACCAGTTAAATAATCCTCTTTGCTTTTCCAAAGTGGACCACTCCAGCAGCTACCGTTTTGAGTTCTTTTTACAATAGCATCAATATAATATGGCTTGCCATCTATGCCATCTTTAAATAAAGCGCTACATCTTACATTTTGAAACCATGGCCCTTGTCCATCACTGGAATCTCTAACATTTGCCCATTCAATCTCCTCTCCCGTCAATGGAGCTATTGTTTCGTGTAAACAAAGTTTCTTAATAGCTTGAGATAATGCTTCTGCTGTGTAAGGAGCTGAACCTCCGCCTTGTCCACTATTTCCGAATTTTTCGCATATGGCTAAAATTTCAGCTTCAAACTCTCTGATAATTGCATCAGGAGTTACTTGAAAAAGAATTTCAAGCTCTTGCTTTGCGTGTTTTTGTGTATTTGTCATATTTTATAATTTTATTATTTAAACGAACATAATTTCAAAAGGTTACATACAAAGCAATTTTTTATTTACTTTTAAGTCAAAATAAACGACATGAATGCAATACAAATGTTTTACGCTGTTACGTTTTATACTAATAGAACGTACTCTGAGAGATACTTTAATATAGAGATTAACAAAGCTGTTAACGATGCTATAATGAAGAAAATTGATAGTATTACTGATACAGCTAAACAAAATGAACTAAATGGCATAGATAGGATTCAAAAGTTTAGAGATGAGTTATATACTTTGTTGAAGAAAAGTGCCACAGGCGTAACGGCAGTAGGTACTATTAACGATATTATTACAGAAGAGCATATGAATTTTCCTACGGATTACCAAACATTCGCAGCGTTGACTTTGACTATTGCAGGTAATACTACTTACGCAAGGCCAACTACTTATGGTGAGAAAGGAGCTTTATTAGAATGTTCTTTCAGAAAACCTAACAATAAAAAGCCTTACTATTTAGAAGATTCTACTGGATTAACAGTTTATAGAGGTATCGGCGGAACTGTATCTACAGTTAAATTAGATTACATTAAGCAACCAGCAGAGTTTAATATGGGATTAGATAGTCAATTAATAGATGCTGGAGCAGGTGTTTTATCAAATGCTACTAGTTATATAGCTACTCAAGACAGTATTCATAATGGTATTACTTATGCAGAAGGAACTCAATTTACATCTGCAAATACCAACTTAACAAGTGGTCAAGTGATATTAACAGCTAATACAACTCCGTGTGAATTGCCAGAGAAGTGCCATGATGAAATAGCTAAAATGGCTGCCGAGATACTATTAGGAGTGAATAAAGACTATGAAGCCTCTGCTTTTTCTGAAAAAGAGACTAGTTAAATTTGTATTAAAATAAACTATACATTTACACTATATAAACCAATTAAAAAAAATAATAAACCATGTCAAGATTTAACAAAATGGTATTGCTTAACACATCCGCAGGTACGGACGTGCAATACGTTGGTGGTTTAATTCAGATTCCTGGATTAGATGACGTCAAACAAACAAGAGTTGTTGATTTCTCTCAAATCAATTATCGCGCTGAAGTTCAGCAAGTAGTAACGGTAGCGGTTCCAACTACTCCAACAGCAAGTACTAAGTACACTGTATTGATTGGTGATAACAACCGTAAAGTAAATGGTAAGCAAGAACTTTTAGTTCCTTATTCTTACACTACATCTGCTACATTAGCTACCGAAGGAGCTTCTGACGCTTTACGTAGAGAGTATATTGCTTTACAAATTATCGCTAAAATTAACGCTATTACATCTAATTATGTAGTTGCTGCAACCTTAACTGGTGGTGCTGGATTTACGATTACTGATGACGCAGGATACTATCCTTACAACCGTCAAGGTATGACTAACCGTTTAGGTGCTACAAGAGTAGCTGTTGATACTAATGAAGATGGAAGCGGATTCGTTGCTGCTAGCGTTACATTAACTACTCGCGCAGTGTATTCTGTAGGTGTAGGTGCTAACTTAGCTAACAGTGCTGCTGTTTATGATTTAGTAACAGGTCACTTGATCGCAGGTGAAATTGATTACCCTAAAACTATTTCTGGTGCAATCGCTGTATCTGGTCAAAAATACAATATGTTTAATATTGCTTATTTAGCAGATGTTACTTTACCTAATATTGGTGATGCGAACGGTGGATTAGCTATGCGTTACCAACAAGTTTGGGTAGATAACGGTACAGGTTCTTCTACTACTAACTTAGCTGGATATATTGCTTTTGAACGCGCTATGCACAGAGGTATTGCTTACCAATACGCTTCAAATCCTTCTGCTCAAGTTGATTTCTTAGATAACGTTATTTTATTCCAAGGTGCTGCTGGAGCTGTTCCAACAACTACTGGAGAGAATAAAATGGTATCTGATGCTAAGTGGGTATATAACCAAATTGGTACTCAAACTATTACAGTTCCAACTCCAAGTAACGATGGTTTAGTTTTAGACCAAGATTTAACTGATACAGAAGGTGCTGAATACACTCCAAGTTTATTAACAAATGCTCCACAAGAGTTTACTGTTGGTAAATCTGACTTCTCTATCTTTGCTCGTTTAAAGGCTGCTGATTATACTGATGCTGCTTGGCAAGTTGGTTTCCGTAAGAAAGCTGCTCATGCTGCTGACTTCAATAACTACACTGACTTAGCTTCTGTAGGTACATTGGCTGCTGATGGAGATTTAGTAGTAACTAACGGTATTTTAAATAATGCTGCTACTGTTTCTACATCTACTGCGATTGCTCCTACTAACGCTGCTTACTTAACAGTAGAAGTATTAGTTAAGAAAGATGGTACAGTTACTTGTAAATTAAATGATGTTGTTTATCCTGTATATTCTGCCGGTACAACTGCATTAATTTTTGACGCAGGCGATATTATGATACCATTTGTTCGTTACGCAAATATTTCAACTGGAGATCCAGATTTAGTATTAAATGAAGTTATTGCTGTTCCTTCTGCAAGTTGGAAAGCGTAATTATTTAATAATATAATTATATTAAAAAGGCTAGGCTAAAAACTTAGCCTTTTTTTATTTATTTTTACTACCATAAAACTTAATACAATGTCAAAAAATATAGAAAGAGCGATAGGCATAACTAATCAGAAATTATCTGATAGAGTTTGTTTATTAACTGAGAATTTAACTTTATCTGCCACAGCTCAAGCTTTGCCTTTTACAGGTATTAGTTCTGCTGATGTTGGTGGAGTTATTATTAAGGTTAAGAAAATTGGAACTCCAACAGATGCTACTTATTTATTAAGATACACTCAAGCTTTAGGAGAAACGCCGGTAGCTGCTACAAAAGGTATGTGGATGGGTGACGGGGATTTATTCGAGATTAACAATAACGAGAATGTAATTAACTTCAAAGCAATAGCTACAGACGCATTGTTTTGTACTTTAACAATAGAATATTACGGTAGATAATTATGACTTTTATTATAATGAAAGCTTACTTAGATAAAAAGTTTGATTAATAATGACTCAATTTAGTAGAAAAAAAATAATATCACAAGCTGGAGGAGGAGGTTCGTCTTCTGATTCCGCGCGTATAACAACACTTGAAAACAATGAATATAAGGTCACATATTACGAGATTATCTCAGGAGCAAGCGGAAGCCTCACGCTACCAACAGGAGCAACTATCAATGCAGGGGAATTTGGGTTATCGGGTAACTGCGTTCTTTCAAAGATTGATGGCTCGAATAAACCAACTCTTGAAAGCCCTAAAACATCTGGTGGGACAATAGTAACTGCTAGTTTAAATGAAACAACAGGAGCTTGGGTAGCATCAGGAGTTTATACAGATCCTAGTGTAGCATTAATATATTCTATTAAAATAAAGGCTATTGATTATCATAATTTAACTTATGATTATATTGTAGAAACAGTAGATGTAGGAGTAGCTCATTTAGAATCTCCAACATTTACAGGAACACCAACAGCTCCTACTGCACCTGAAGGAACTAATAGTACTCAAATAGCTACTACTGCTTATGTGGATAGCAAGAGTTTATTTAGGAATACAACAGATTCATCAACACATACTGGAACTTTAACAAATACTATTATTTGGTCAGAAGATATATCAAATAAATTAAGTTCGGGAGATATAGCTGAATTAATATCAGATGTTGTAAGAGTAAGCGGTTCAACGGCTGCAACAATTAGGTATTATTTAAATTCAAGTGCATCATTATCAGGGGCTACTCAAATAGGAATTTATTCATATGGATTTAGCGGTTTAAATATTATTGATTTTAGGAGAGAATTAATTGTTAAGTCTAGTACTGTAATTAGAGTTAAAGGTAGTGTAAGCGGTTTGTTAAATGATATTGGAGCATTTAGTAATTACACAGATGTTACTGTAAATTTAGCATCGTTATATGTTATTTTTGCGATAACATTAGGAAATACTGGCGACCAGTTTTTAGTTTCATCAAGAAAAATGGTAAGATAATGGAATGTTTAAAAATAGAAAATAATAAAATAATCTATAAAGATTGTATTTACGATAAATCAACTTTTGATAAAGTAGATGATTTCTCAATCGGTATATTATTAGGAGATAATATTATAAACTTTGTTATAAATGATACTAAGTTAAACGGTAAAGTATTTAGCAATACTGATGAATTTATACTAGAATTATTTAAGTAATATGGATTTCCATTTAAATCAATATCCAACAGCAAGTGGATTTTTACAAGGAGGGATGAATAATTAAAATAATCACTATATTTATAAAGTGAAAAACAACTAAACAAAATGATATAAAACGTACTATATGGCACTAATAGATTTAGATAAAACAAGTTATAAATTCAAAGATGTATTATGGTTCTTATCTGGAGCTTTAGTTTTCTCAGCAGGAGTATGGAGGTTTGAGTCAAACGCTTCAAGAACTAATGATAAAATAGATGCTTTGGAAACTAAGATAATGTACAAGTACGAACTTGAGATATTGAAGATTAATAACAGAATAGATTTATTAGAAGCTAAGAAATTTGCTTTAAGAAAAGAGTTTAAAAGCGATACGTTAAGCATAAACGACACGAGAATGGTTCAGAATACAAGAACTAATAATGGAAAAGAAGAGCAAGAAAAGTATCCTCAAGTCTGTATGGTTATACCTAGAGTACCTGAGTGTAAAAGATTAAAATTACCTAACATTAAGAAATTAAAACAATTAGCATAGTATGAGCAAGTTCACGTATATAATTGATCTTGGCGAATATTTAACTATATTTGTTTAATGTCAAATAGAATAAAAGATATGGTTATATATAAAGCCACTAACGTTTTTAATAATAAGATGTATATTGGGTTTTGTGTGTATTTTAAAGAAAGAAAGGCGAGGCATTTAAGGTCTGCCGAAAAAGGTGTTATTACTAAGTTTTATAACGCTATAAGAAAACACGGAAAAGATAATTTTATTTGGGAAATAATAGAAAAAGACATAGAATCATTAAGTAAATTAAAAGAAAGAGAGATTTTTTATATCAAGTTATTCGACACTTATAACACTGGATATAATTCAACTTTAGGAGGAGATGGTGGATTTACAGGACATAATTCAGGGCAATTTAAAAAAGGTGTTAAACCTTGGTGTACAGGTATTAAATTATCAGAAAATCATATAAATAATTTAAGAAAATCTCATATTGGGAAAAAGCAATCGAGTTATACTGTAGATAAAAGAATTAAAAAAATGATAAAGCCAGTTGTTAGATTTAGTTTAAATAATGAATTTATACAAGAATACTCATCATTAAGTGAAGCTGCTTTAAGTACAGGCACAAAAATGAATTCAATAGGATGTGTTTGTGCTAATAAGACAGGGTATAAATCAGCAGGTGGATTTAAGTGGAAATTTAAAAAAGATTATATATTATGAGTAAATATTGTTGGATAATTGACCCAGGTCACGGTGGAATGTTAAATAAAACATATCAAACTGCAGGTAAACGCTCTCCTAAATTTGATGATGGCTCTGTATTGTACGAAGGAGTTAATAATAGAGATATTGCCAAGAGATTAATTACGGCTATGGAAGCTGATGATATTAAATGTATTGATATAGTAGCTTCGGAATTAGATGTGGCATTAGTTACTCGCGTAGAAAGAGCTAATAATTTAAGTAGAACTAAACCTTGCGTCTATATATCTATTCACTCAGATGCTAATGGAGATGGAGTTACTTGGGATAAAGCAAGTGGAATGTCCGTTTATACTTCATTAGGAGATACAGGTAAATCTGATGACTTTGCAGAGTTGGTTATAAATGAATTACAAGATAACTTCAAAGATTCGGTAAAATGGAGAACTGAATCAACTGACGGTGATAAAGATAAAGAAGAGAATTTTTACGTTTTAAAGAATACTAATTGTCCAGCGATATTATGCGAGTTAGGTTTCCACACAAATAAGGAAGAGGCTACTAAGATGTTAACTGCTGATTGGAAGAATAAGATTGTTCTTTCTATTATTTACGCTATTAAGAAATTTGAATTAAAAAACTAATATTATGAAATACATTACAGTAAAAAACATTTGGAATAGATTAGTGGCTGATGGCCCTACTTTCTTTAATAAATTAAGAAGATGGACTATGGCTTGCGCTGGTTTAGGCGCTGCTTTAGTAGCTGCTAGAAAAGAGTTCCCAGAGCAACTTGCATTCATTCCTGAGCCGATTGATGGTTACTTAATAGCTATTGGTTTAGCTGGTACATTTGTAGCTTCATTAACGGTTAGTAATCCTGATAGTAATCCAAAAGTAAATTAATGGAGGCTTCTTTAGTAAAATATTGGTCAGGATTAATTCTAAAAGGCATAGTGATATTACTTGCTTTAGCATTTATATTCACGAGATTTGGCGGATGTGATAATAAGATTGAAGTAGCTAAAACTGATAATAGTAAGTATTTCGCTAAGATGAAATCTGATAGTATGACAATTATAAACTTAATGCAGGAACGATATGAAGATAGTTTAAAAACATTAGCTTCAAAACGCGCAGAAGACTCCATTAAAGTAGTTGCCGATAAGAATGAGAAGTTATACAGAAGTTCAGCTAAAAAGGTAAGAGAATTGATTGCATTAGGTATTTGTGATACTGTATTTATTAAAGTAGCTTTAAATGATTGTGATAGTACTATTAAATCAAAAGATGCTTTACTTGCTCAGAAAGATTCTACTAATAAAAGTGTAAATAATGAATTAAGTAAAGCTAAAGAAGAGTTAGGTGTAAGTAAAGGCATGGTTGAATCCGCGAAAACCATAATCAAAAATCAAGATACTGATTACAAGGCATTAGAGAAAGACTCTAAAAAAGCTTTAAGAAAGCAAAAGTTTAAAACAATAGGCGCTATTATAGTCGCATCAATTACAGAAGTTTTAACTATATTTGCTTTGAAATAAAATCTAGGGTCTCAATCTTAAATTTAATTACAATTAGCCTTTCAGAAATGAGAGGCTTTTTTATTTCAAATTTGAAACAAAAACAAGTTTAATAATTAAGTATATTTGAAGTATAAATAAGTAGATTATGCCAACAAGGAAACAAATAGTAGATGATATTATCATTCTTGCTACTCGCTTTAGTGAATCAGATGAAACACGATTAGATGAAGACTACTTAGCTTTTAAAGTTGAGCAAGCGAGAGTTTCCGAGATTATTAAAGAATACAATGTAACTGGCATAATTGACCAGAATTGGTTAGTTGACTTTGGTATTTATAATTTAAACAAGGTTAACTTCTCGGATGATCCGATTGTTGACTTCTGCGCTTGCGATATAATGAAAGCTGAAATACCTGCTGTAATGAATTTAACGGCATTAGGTGAAGGTAATTTAGACTTAGGATTAAAGGTTATGTCAGCTTGCGGTAAAACTCATTACACATACTATCCATTAGAGATGTGGAGAAACGTACCTAAAGAACATACTCGTTCAAAGTTTCCTTACTATCAAAGATTCGGAAACATGATTTATGTTAATAAACTTGTTAATAATCTAAGATTTATAGGTATCCCAGAAACAACCGAAGGATTAATGCTTAAAAAAACATTACCTGTAATTAGTGGTAGTTTAAAGAGTGGAGTTGTTTACATGGTTAAAGGAGCTACTGGCATGGTTACATACAATGCGGTTAACTACTTGCCGAATGATACGTTTACAGCTACTTCTACTTCTACGTTTACAGCAAGTGGTTCTTGTCAAGTATTCTATAATGACTATGAAATAGAGATGACTGAGAATGACCCGTATCCAGTTTCGGCGCATTTATCAAGACAAATAGTTATATCAGTATTAGCTACTGAGTTAAATTTAGAGAAACAACAAGTTGCGGATAAGATTAATGATTCTGTTGACGATGCTGTTAAATAATAATGAGAAAGATTCCTAATAAAAAACTTGGAGTATGGCAAAGCGATAGATTACACGCTAAGATTACTTATTTTTTTAAAAGATATTATAAGGTAAGGATTAACGGCCAAG